CTTCTGTAAAAATAAATAATCACGAGATACGATTTGCTGGACAGCCGTATAATGTAACCTCTCAGTCTCGTGAGGCATATGCTCCAATTCAACTTAACTTTACTATTGATAACTATTATAATAATTATTGGTTATTATGGAAGTGGCTAGATAAGTTAAACAAAATTAAATCCAGTGGTATGGATGAACACTTTAATGATGAAGTAGTTAATAATAGTGTTAATGTTATGGGTAATAAGTATCTAGACTATCAAACCCCATTAACGATATATGGATTAGATGAATATAATACCAAGGTAGTTAAATTTGACTATAGCAATACCTTTATTACCGAACTAGGTGATATAAGATACAACTATAGAAATGAATCGGAGCTAGAATGTAACTTTACCTTTGTGTTTAATCAAATGCAGATTACCCTTTTAGAGAATAACACTATAGCCCAATAGTGTTTAAATATAATGTATATTTAGTGTAACGGTATATATTTGGCGTTTCTTTACCTATTTTTTTGTTAAACTTTATAATTTTTGATAAATACTTATGTGATATAAATGTATATTAGCATTTAATTTAACAAGGAGAAATAATATGGCACGTACTATTGAAAGTCCAGGAGTAGAAATAAAAGAATTAGATTATTCTTTAAAGTCGAGTCTTCCTGTGGGAACCAACGTTTTGGTGCAGGGTTTTGCTGCCCAGGGTCCGACAGATGAATTACTTAATATAACAACAATCAGTGAATTTGAACAGATTTATGGTGTTCCCACTAACGCTGCGGAGAGATACTTTTATCACTCTTCAAAACAGGTATTGGAATCCCCAGGTAATCTATTAGTAACAAGACTTCCGTATGGTCTTAGTGGTGGTGAAGGATATGGTAATGACTATTCGGCATTATTGTTCCCAGTAAGTAGCATAAATACCACAATATCTTATAATGATAGTGGTGTTATTACCGCTACCAATATTGCATATGACGATACATTACTTGAAAATGCAACTGGTTATTATGTCGGTGAGCCTAAAATGATTACTCTTACAGAAGAGGAATATTTGAAATGGGAATCGGGACAGATCAATTGGTCACTTTCTGGTGCCCAAACAGTTAGCTCGTATAGTAATGCTGGTAACGCTGGTATAATTGTCCTTAACAAGATTAAGGTTACTAACAATAATCTACACGAAGGTTATTACCTTACTCTTAGAGATAATACCAACTTCGATGATACTGACGGAACAAATCTTATATACAACTCCGTAACTGCAGTTGCATATGATAATTCCGGTGCATGGAATCTTATTCCTGCCGCTACAATAACAAAGAGCCTTACTGGTACATTTGTTAATGACTCAATATCAGAGGATGTAGATACGATACCTTCAAGTCCGATATCAATACCGGATTATGACGATGTACTTATTATGGGTTTATTTAAACTTAAGAATACAGTATTTACAGATGGTACTGGTGGAGTAGCATTACAACCTTCTAGACAGGAAGCCTTTATAGGATCCTTGGATGCAAGTAGAAAATATGCTCCTAATGGTGTAGAAGCTTCGTACTATCTTGGTACTATAGTTAATGATAGTTCAATGTATACATCTATACTGACCAACCCAAATATGTCCAATAAAGGAAACTGGAACTCTAGTAATACTAGAAAGAAAGTTAGAACTGGATTCACTAAGTTGTTTGCAATTGGTAAGACAATAGATCCATCAACAACTGGTAATACAAAGAATATCGGTAATCTTGTAAGTAAACTTGAGAGATCATTAAGACTTGCAGAGAACTATGAACAGATTCCTTTGGATCTTGTTTGTGACGGTGGTCTTAGTACAATATGGGCAGCTTCATTAAGTTCTAATGGAACTATAATGGGTAACCAGGTTGGTGGTTATGATGATCAAGTATTCCTTAAGGGTGTACTTGAATCGGATGTAACCTTCGATGGTGGTAAATATGTCGGTGATCCTGCAGATGGAATAAACAGTATTGTTCAAGATCAATGGGAAACCATCTATGGATTGTTTACACAGTTCGTATCAGAAACAAGAAAAGATTGTATGTTTATTGCCGATACATTAAAGCATATATTTGTTCAGAAGAGCTTAACAACTCTTGCTGATTCTACAAAGAACTTCAGTCAGCATATATACTGGCCGTTGAAGAACTTGGTTGCTAATGCAAATTCAAGTTATGCAACTACATATGCAAACTGGGTCAAGATATATGATAGTACACTTGGTGATTATACATGGATACCATTCTCTGGTTACGCAGCTAACACAATGGCTAAACTTGATTCGAAGCTTCAGCCATGGTTTGCTCCTGCCGGACTTAATAATGGTTTACTACCTAACATAGTTGGTATCGCAATCAACCCAAGACAGAAGGAACGTGACTTGTTATACAGAATATCTGTTAACCCTGTCGCATTCTTCCCTACTGATGGATATGCAATATGGGGTCAGAAGACATTACAGAAGAAACCTAGTGCATTCGATAGAATCAATGTACGTAGACTATTCTTAACATTAGAGAAGGCTACTCGTAATATAATGAGATACTTTGTATTTGAACCAAATACGGTGTTCACAAGAACTCGTGTTATCAATACATTGATGCCAATATTCGAGATCGCTAAGAATAATGAAGGTGTCTATGATTACTTGATAGTCTGTGATGAAAGAAATAACACAGCACAGGTTATTGATGATAATACACTTATAGTTGACATATATATTAAGCCGGTTAGATCCGCTGAGTATATTCTTGTTAACTTCATAGCAACAAGAACAGATCAGGACTTTAACGAGTTGCTGTAATATCGAAATTATAAAATAGCCCCTTTCGAAAGATTGGGGCTATTTTTTTGCCTATTTAGAAAATAAATAGTAAAAATAGCATACTTTAGATAAATAGTTATGTGTGGTAATCGTATTTAACACATGTTTACTAAATAGTTAATAGGAGAATTAATATGACAATACAGGCTTTTTATAATGCTGCACAAAAGAACGAATTTGCTAGAGATTTTCAATTTCGTGTTAGAGTGCTTGGTCCTTTCAATGAAGACGATCTGCTTTACATAAAAACAACAACACTTCCGGGTAAGACAATAAGTAACCAACAAGTTCCATTTATGGGATTAGAATTCAATGTTCCTGGAACAGTTAAGTATGATGGTTCAAATGCTTGGAACGTTACTATGTGGTGTGATGAAGCACTTAACATAAGAAACAAGATGGAAAACTGGATGAAGGAAATTTTCGATGATCAGACAAGCTCTGGTAAGTATGGTGTTCCCGTAGAGGTTGCGACAATGGATCTTTTAGGTAAAGACCTTAAGACTATTAGAAAATATAACTTCTATGGTATTTATCCTACTACTTTAGCTCCTTTGAACTATGATTTACAGGGTGCGGGTAAGCCATTGGACTTCCAATGCACGTTCGCATACCAGTACTGGCGTTTACAGGCATAATTTTGTTTACTAGCTAGATAAGTGCTTCTGTTGGGAATACTCGGCAGAAGCACTTTCATTTTGGGGGTATTTGGATAAATAATTCAAATGAACAATTTTCGTAACTTTTATATATATGAAGAGACAGAACCCGAAACAATTTATGTAGATTATATACCAACCAGCTGGAAAGATGTAGATAGATACATAAAAGCATTAGAAAAAACCCCATTTTTTGCAAGTAACGAGAAACTACTTAAACGTCTTTCGGATGCAGAAAGAGCCTCAGAGAATACCCAACGTGCTAATACCGAAAAAACATATGATAGGGTACATATGTTTTTTAAAGAACATGGAATAAAGAAGAATATTTTAGACTATGGTGCTGGTCTTGGTATTGCAGCTAGAAAATATAACACTCATTCATTTGAACCAAATGCGGTTGACTGGAAGCCCACAATGTCAAAGATAAGCCAGATTAAGGGTCCATATGATGGTATTGTATGTCTTAATGTACTTAATGTACTCCCATTAGAGGTTAGAAACGAAGCCGTTACCAAAATAGGTTCTGTTTTAGGTATGAAGGGTGCCGCAGTAATAATGGTTAGATCGGATAGTGATGTTAATAAGTCCAATCCACTTATTGTTTTTGGTAAAGATGGTAAGGGTGGTCGGATTACAATGGGTAGTAAAACCGCACAATATCAAAAGGGATTTGATATAAAGGAATTAGTTGAATATGTATCAATGTTGCTTAATGGATACTATGTTATCCCATTTAGACCCCCAAATATGGAAATGCGACTATCAAATCCTGCTGTTTTGATATGTAAACAACAGCCTAAATTTTAATAAAACATGGATTTTTCACCCCTATCTCTTAAATAATTATAGAGGAATATATGGGATTAATAGATTATAAAGGTTTTTATGAGTATTTTTACAATGTATTGTTAGCTTCTGCCAACTCAGTACCTATACAATCATTGTGGATCTCTTTCTTTACCAATCCCGTTGACCTAAACAGAGCCACACAAGCTGGTCTATATGAAAATGGTGCATATGGTTCTAACTGGATGACGGTTGTTCCAGCAGCTGCAGTAAATACTGCACAAGGTGCTTTGGGTATTTTATTCGCCAATGCAGTTAAAATACCAGGTGAAGGTATTAATACACAAAAGATAGGTGTCGATGGTTCTAGTGGTTTAATCAAAGGTAATATTGGTCTTGGTAGAAAAGATCTAGAAACTGTAAACATATCATATCTGGATACTAACCTTTCCTTTACAGATTTTAATATACGTCCATGGGTAGCTATGGTTGGACATAAAAGCCTAAAAGACGACTCACTTAAAACGACTTTAACCGTTATACAATTTGCCAAGACTGGATATGATAAACTATTATCACCAAGAACAATTTGGACATTCCATGGTGCATGTCCGGTAAGTATTGGTCAGCAACAAATAAATTACGGTGCTGATAAACCAATATACCGTGATGTAGAATTTGTATACAACCATTATCAAATAAACAGCAATCCATTAGATATTATTGCTAATATAAAAAGTGTTTTTGACCCAAGTAAGAGTAAAATTAAAAGTCAACCAAAGGCCCCAACCGGTGGTGGACGTACAGGAAATTCTAATGGACAACAACAAACAGTAGATGCTAATGATAGTACATCATTGAACAGTCACACCAATCAACAGATTAGTGTAGACGAAGGTGATATGCTTAAAAGACAAGTACTTGCTGGTATGGATATACTTAACGGTGGTGGAAAAAATGCAAGTAGTAATATTAAAATACCACAGAATGACTATGTTGATAACCTACTTAAGAATGGAAGAAACATATTAAATCAATTAATAAGAAACGATGGAAATGATGTACCTATAATGTCGGATATAACATTCCAACCAGTAAAGGTAGAAGCCGATGATGTTGTTACTCATTCCAATAATAAATCATTTAATGAAGAACGTGTACAAACATCTGATAATGCAAAGTCAAATATTAAAGATAATTCAGATACACCTATATTCTTCCCTGGTGATGGTGACAAATATGTAGTAAAGATAGCAGGACAAAATGTTTCGGGTAATTCGGATACACCACAAACTAATCAATTACAAACTACAATAAAAAAGGCAACTGATAATAAGTTAGGTCAAATTAAACACGAAAATATTGTAATCAGAAATGATACAGTAGAACGTGTTGAGTCTCAAGAAGTACCAATACAAAAGCAAGAACTGGATGTAAAGACTAATACAGTATCAATAAAAAAAGAACGTGTAATGGTTACTAGTAATACGATTCCAGCTGAG